CTAATACAGCGGGGATGCGACCTAATAGATTCAGTTCTTCCATTTGAAGATATGCTTCTTTTTTGGTGTCATCCATTATCCAAGTTTTAATGGTTGTAGGGGTCCATTCTTTGATCACGGTGATTTTGTCTATGACTTCTTCCACATATTTTAGATAATCGAGTTCATAACGACCATTGGGCATTCTACGCCAACGCCAATCACTACATACAAGTGGGCTGACTAAATTCACATATGGTCTTACACCAGCAGCCAACTCCTGTGCCTGTGTGGTCTGTCCAACATTTGGTTTTGACATTATTACCCAGACATGCCCGAATACTGATGACCAAATTGCGACCTGTTTCATAAAACTATCAAAATCTCGCCCTTCCAAATCGGCATCACGAAGGAAACTTTCAACATCTTCATAGCCCTCCCAATCATTGAAATCGCGATCGGGTTTTTCTCTAAACAAAAATGAAATATAGGTTTGAATTACACTTGAGCAATAATTTGTCAGTGGTGTATTTTGTAATCTGGCATTATATTCATTAGCGGTCTCTAATTGATATTTGGTTAGATAACCAGCACGGCGATATTCTTCACCTCCTACATATGAGGTATATAAAAATTCCCAACGATCTCTATTACGCATATAGAGCCAATGTGTTGAATTCAGTGCCGTATAATCATCTAAAAGGGTTTGATTGGCCATATTTTTATCCTATTCTATGCCCCCACATCATTCGTGGTGGCTGTGTGACCTGTGTTCTTATTGGATAGAGATAATCAACCATATAGCGTAAAGCATCGAATTGGTGATCAAAGCCTGAATCTTTGTCAGGGATGCTGGTGCCCTGTTTATATGTGAATTTCTCTAAACATTCCATTGTATATTTACAACGAGGATCAAAAAACAAAGTGCTAACGCCGGTAGAACTCCTCAATTTGGCGTTGACCGCGTTGATTCCTGATCTGACTGGGTTATGACTTGCTGGGGCGAGAACCCTGAAGCCGGCGTTTTTAAGGATTGAATGATCGGTTCTATTTTGAGCACTTGTGCGTCGAGCCTGGCCTGCTGGGTCCGGATAGCAGATAATTTTATTTCCAGGAAACCTATTTTTAATTTCTTCCACCAATTCATCAGTATTACTCCCAAATATTCTTATTTCATCTACACAATGTAATATTTGATCTCGTTTGACCGCGACTACAGCACTTATGGGATCCACATTGAAATCAATCCCAATATGTAATTCTTCTGGTAATCGACCTTCATAAGGTTTTACATTATATGATCTATCGAACGCATACGCTATACGACCGCTAAATGTTTCGAAACTGCCTTCATATTCTTGTTTGAATGTTTTTTCATCTAATACACGGCGGGCGGCTTCGATCTCCTCTTCAGGGATATTACCGCCTTCTAAACTTGTATATTGAAAACTGGCCCATTCATCGGGATATATCTGTGCCAAATCATAGAGATCTTTTACCCAGTTTAGGCCTGCTGGTGTTGATATGAATAGGGCCCAACCCTGACGATCTGATAGTGCTGGTCGTAATACTTCGGTCCAGGCCTCCTCATCGATTATAGCGGCCTCATCCATTATCACGGCATCAAGGCCGACCCCGCGAAGGTTTTGAGCCCCGCCGTCGGCACCTTTGAGACTTATGGTTGAACCATTCTTTAATTGAATTGAAAGTTCGGTTTCATTTACTTTCTTGACCCAACGAAGATCTAAAAGTTTATTCTTTAGTTTCTTCCAGCAGATCAGTTTGGCCTGCCGATAGGTCGGTGCTATATAGAATATTTCTCGATCAGGTTGTGCTGCTTCACGACACATCAACCATATGGCTAAAGTGGTCTTCCCGAATCTTCTGCCGCATATCGCAACTTTGAATCTACGGGGATCATTGGCAATGATTCTCTGTCGTTCTTTTAAGGGCATTATTGATCAAATAGATTATGATTCTTTATGCTCTGGATCCATACACCGCCGAATTGTGCTTGACTTTTTATTCTATAGAATTCCTGTTGTGCCAAAAGTTTATTGGTAAAAGTCATAGTCACCATTCCTTGACTGCCAAGATCTAATTCTATTTGATATAGTGTAGGTGTGGTGTTATAGGGTGTTTCAATATCGCGGGTTTTAAGTTTCATAGGTCGTCATCATTAAAGGGTAGTGGTGCGTTGGCTTCAGAATTATTGGGATTGTCCGACATTCCCAAAATATTTTTCGACAAAAAGATCTGCATCACAGCATTACCATTCAAGGCATTCTTGACCATAGCGGTGCGTAGTGCTGTTTTCAGATCTTGGCGACCTTTAGCCATCGTTTCGCTAAAGTTATATCTCAATGTATTGTAATCAATGTCAAACCAGGTGGCTATTTCAGCGTCCGTGCAGCCAATTGCGGCCAACTTATAGACATCTTCTGGCACTACAACTCGTTTTCTCAAACCTCTACCAACTTCATAACCATAGACTTCAACTGCTTTTAGTTGTTTAGGTTTGTTGCCAGTCTTTGAGGGATCAGGTGGGGGTTCTGGTGGTAGTGGTATGACCTCATAGTCAATAGTAGAGGTGTGGATGTCTTCAATCATAATAATATTTAACTAATCAACTCAAAAAACATATAAAAAAGGCCCCGATACTGCTCACGCAATAAAGGGGCCCCTGCTTTCTTATGTTATTATTATATAACTGCGGTGAGAAGAAGTCAATAACTCAACATAGGAAAATTGCTCAAATATTTTTGCCAATCAGGTTGTTTTAATATACCAAAATATCTAATAATACCATCTTGATATGTGGCTAAAAGAAATCCATTCTCAATAACATCAATTCTGTATTGAGGATGTCGTCGTATTCTTGTATGGAACATTCTAACAGCACGAGCCAAACTATCTGTATGTTTAGTCATATTCATACAAATTTGTGATCCCAGTATTCTACTGAATATTGATATTCAAAATAATCTTTTTTTTCATAATAATAAGGGGGCTGTTGCCAGCCCCTCTTCATTTTATCGCCAAGTAATCAAATCAGGATTAAAAGTAGTATTACAATTAGGACAACAAATATCAAACTTTGGATTTTTAGGATTTGTAGTCTGTTTCATTGTTGAAACAATCAAAGCAAACATAGTTGCGTGTCTTGAATCAAGAAACCAATATGTATAATGTCCTGCTTTTACATCTCCATATTCAACCATATAGTCTTGATATCTTTTTAAATTACATCCACGCAATACACCAGTTAGATCTCTAATTGGACGAACCTTTCTTGCCCATTTCTCTACAACTTTTTGTCCCACCAAAGTTGGGAATCTATATGAATAAGTTGGTTCAAAATTAGGATCAACTGGAACACATACTGGATTGGTAAATTCTACACCTTGTTTATTAAAAATTGACATTTTATTTCCTTTTGGTTATTACCGCGTCTCACCGCAGTAATAATATTATAATAAAATTGCCTGTTTTTGTCTAAGAGAAATTACCCCAACATATTCGAGGTGTGATATTCATTGCCCCAACGAGCCTGATTGGCAGCACGGGCTATTTCTACTTGGCGTAATTCTTGTATATGATCTTCCAAATATAAAATCGCATTGGCTATCTGATCAACTGGGGTATTGGGGTCAATATCTGTCAGTGTATCTTCAATTGGCCAATAACTCAATAAGAATTTAAGGGTATCCTCTGCTTGTTGCTGTGTCATATCGAGGACATCTAAACGATCAGGTATTTTCATATTGACTGACCAGGGTTATAATTTCACCATCACCAAGTTGTTGTTTAGATTCTTTCATTTTAACAATTCGACAAGGGATACCTTTACATAGTTGCCAAAATTGATAATCTTTAGCAAGATCTAAACTATCAAATTGACGATTTATAGAAGGCATATTATCGGGCACTTGTAATTGACTTACTAACCAATAAATTCTATCACTCATCTTGGCTTCGTTGTGCTGTCAATGCGAAATCCCTAAACTCACCGAATTGTTCGTGAATAATCTCAACTATCTCACTGATCTTTAGATCCTGTTCTAAATAGGTTTGACCTGAAATCTCTTGATGTGTAGAATCTTTGAATACGGTCAGAGCGACCTGTAATGATATTTGGTTCATCTTCTTGTTCCTTCAATTCGGCCAACGGTTTGACCTCGTGTATTTGTGATCCAACCTTGGCTATCAATACGACCTGTGGTTTGACCCCTTGTATCAGTGATCCAACCTTGATGATCGATACGACCTGTGGTTTGACCTTGACTATTAGTGATATATTGTGGTGGTGGGCTAATTGAACTGGCGGGTGTTGTGGTTCCTG